CAAAGCCTCGCGCAGTCCAGCCTTTTTACCTTGCAGCTTACGCACAGCCAAGGAAGTCAACGCGCCTTTGACAGCGTTACTGCCAAGAGCCGTTGCAGCAAGAGAAGCCAACTGCGGTAAGAAAAACTCTGGCTGACCTGTGTTCGGGTTTATACTATTCTGCGGTGTACCAACCATATAGCGTCTAGGGTCAACGCCTTCTGACCTAATTGCAGATGCAATGCCTTGCGCCATCTGAGGGTTGTTCTGCATAACCTGACGCGGCACAACCATTTCGCCGGGAGCCACATGCGCCATGCGTGTATCGCCGTATCTGCCCATGTTCTGCATGCTGTTCATCATGTCGTAACCTCAGTTGTTTGCTTTTCTAGCATACAAACCCGAACATTTGTAGGGGTTATTGTTTTTTTTAAAAAAACTAAATTGTTCGGGTTAGTAAACATTTTTAGGAACCTGATTTAGATATTTTGGCACACAGTAAGCAACAACCCTGTCTTCTACTTCTATTCCGTGCGTACTGTACCTTTTAACGACTTCACTTGCCACCTTGTTACAGAAGTCTACGCGGTGGAAATACATATCTTCACTCAACAAAATTCGGTCATCCCCATAGCCCAGATAGACCATAAGAACGAATACGTGCATGTCACAGCATCAACTCAAAGTGTGGCGCGTCAATGAACGGCCTGCGACCCTGTGAGCGCCTTATGTCTATGTAGCTGTTCATAGCATTCTCTGCGCTACCTTCCCACGCTCCAAGGTCATCTATCGTCCACGCAGCGCCCCAACGCAGCTTTGCTCCCACAGCCTCTGCGCCTTCTTTCATGGCGTCTGCAATTTCATCATATAGGTTGAGTTCCCATCTGCCACCATCGCAGTAAGCCATAAGATCAACAGCGTTACCGTCGATGTGTTTTGACTTCATGGTTTGCGAAGCCCCTTTTGCAACTAAAGCACGTTGTTCGTCTATTGTTCTCAACCCGCAGATCACACTGAAATCTTGCTTCGTAACGCCAATAGCGTATTTCACAATGCCGATTAGTCTTTCATCTACGCCTTCCAGCCTAGATAGACTTCGTTTGCTTAACTTGTAGCCCATAGTTATTTCCCCGCATACTTAGATATAGCCCGATTGCCAAACCAGAAAGCTAACACTGCGCTCATCAATCCAGCCGTTTCTGTATCCCACATAAGTTCAACAGCCTGCATCCAATCACCGCCAGCTTGTGTGACCTTCACCATAATCACGACTTTTGTGGCAATGAATAAAGCAAAAAACATATAAGTGATAACGGGCCGAACGGACCCACGCAAGGCGTTGATAAAACTTCCAGCGTCGATAGAACTGTCATGTAAATACAACCCTTTCGTTTCTTCAATGTCAGCTTGTTTATCCAACTCAACCAGCTTCATCTCAGAACGTTTTTGCGCTAGTTCTGTTTCAAGGTGCATCATTTCCATGCGGTGCTTTTGCGCTTGGTTCGCCTTGAAGTAATTTAGAACCTCTGGCAGAAATGAACTGCCAAATCCTAGTAAGCTACCTAATAGTGTTATCATTTCTCTGACCCCAGCCATACGGCAAATGCGCCTGTCATAGCGCCTGTGACAACAGAAATTAGACTTGCCTGCTGTGTAGACAAATCGGGTTGTGTAAGCGCCCACTCAATGCACCGAACATAAACTATCGTCATGGTGAACATCATAAAACGCGGTAAAATTTTGTATTCTAGTATTTTCTCAAAAGCGTTTGTCATTCAAAGCCCCCTTGCAAGCCTTCCATTATTTCCTTAACAGTCGGACGCCGCTTAGTATCGGGTGAGTATCGGCATTGAAACTGTCTTGGACATTCCTTAAAACTAAAACTCGGATAGTGATAACCTATCGTATTGTTTGGTCCTTTGTAAATACAAACCATTTCATCCTGTATTTTAGTGCGTTTAGCCAACTGGCAAGTTACAAAATCAGGACTAGCTAAACCAGCTACAATTGCAGATGCAATTAACATCATGTATCTACCCCAACTTTACGACAAGTGAATTGCCCTGAAGCGGGTATCCCTGACATTATCATTATGTTTTCTACAACAGAACTGCCTTTTTGCATACCTTCAATTAAGCATTCTCCTTTTGTTTCAAAGCGTTGATTGTTTTCCAACATAAATGAATCGCCGTTTATAAAAACAATAAGAAAATATAGAACCCAGCTATCCATTACTGGGTGGCTAATACAATTAAATACATGCCGCCACCAAGAACACTAATTATACCCAAAGACAGTCCAGCTATAGCTGCATTATTTGCCAGTTGGCGTTTAGCTTCCATAGCTGCATATATGGTATCTTCCCGTTCTTTTCGTATTTGTCTACGCATACCTAGCATTTCGTCGTAAGTACCTAATCCAAAACGATAATCTAGCATAAATTTAATTTCTTTTTCTTTTTCAATTAATGTTTTCTTGCGGACAATAATGTCCATTGCTTCCTTTTCTATATTTTCAGTACCATGTGTTTTTTTGTCTAGCCAAGTCGGGTTTTTACGTTGGGACTCAGCGCGTGTAATATCTGCGACTGCGCCGTACCACATTCCTAACTGCTTGCTAACGTCCTGCATTTCACGACCCGCGCCAACCAGCATTTTTACACCTTTAAAGGCGGCGTTAGCTGTGGCAAATGCTGTGATCGGGTCTATCATAGACGCACATTTATCCTAAATCATGTCGTTACCGTAACTGAGCCTACAGAGCCTGTGATAGAGTTGCCGCGTAGATTTGGTTGATTTGCAACGACTATTTTTATTTGCCCCATGATCCCTGCGGCATCTCTGTATTGAAAAAGGCTCCCCACTTCTAACCCTTGATCGTCATTTTGTAAATTAGTCAAAACTAACGCGGTGTTTCTACCTTCACCGGGATTTTGCATTTGATCCAAATAAACTGCAAAAGACCGAATAACTTCATCGAAGTACGTTTGGTCGTATTCCTGCGGCGGAATGGGAAAAAACGGGCGAACTAAGTTCCTAGACATTATCTTCTACCGTCTGGTCTGACTTCAACTCTTGGCGTTCCTAATCGCCAAGTGGTTTCTGTTCCAGTGCTTTCTACCTTTAAGTTAAAAGACCGCCCACGCAATCGCGTTCGCACTTCTTTGGTAAACTGTTCAACAGGTGTCGATGCAGTCTTTGATACTACATCTTCGTCGGTATGTAAGTATTTACCACCCGGAAAGTTTCTAACACCCAAAGTAAACGTAGCGGTAGGCGTGTTGGCAGTGGAATCGCGAAACGTAATGTCTGGTATGATGCGAGACAAAAACGCAAACTGATCCCCGTCACCTAAATCTATCTGACTGCTTTCGATGTGTGAGGCAATAGCGGACGCTGGAACTGTGCTGCCGTCATCTAAACCGTTTTCGTGTTCATACAAGTAATGGTCCGAACCTGCGGCTATGGGCAATGCGTCAACGCCACGGTCCACCCAAACTGTTCGATCTAACGTGCCGTAGTACCAGACTTTTTGTTCATAATTAAACACAACATACCTGTCGTTTTCATCGCTATTAGCAGATGGGTAAAACCACCATATCTCCGAAAACGAGCTATTGTTTGCCGCAGTTACTTTTTGAATTTGTTGTTCGTTAAGGTCGGAAAACACGTAATCTTTGACCGTACAGGGCAACTTGTTAACAGCACCTGCATAAACATAAAACTCTTCTCGGCCCATCCAAAACACGTTGTCATTTACAGCGATAGCGCACAACGGACTTGCCGTAGTAATGTTTTCTGAAACAGTGTTAATACCAAACGTAAATGGCGGTCCAAGAAACTGCATGGCGTGTAACGATACATCTGTAAACACTAGAACCTGTTGTCTGGTTTCTACAGCAGTTACAATCTCCGAACCAGAACCAATGCGCAAATCTCCCGCTGTATTAGTGGCCTTTGCTGACCAATCTGTCAGGCTTTCTTGACTGCCAAAACGAATAAGCAAGGGGTCTTGTGTGCCAATGTCTGTTTCAGGGTCACAACCAAACGCTATAATGTGCCTGTCTTTGTCTGAAACCAATACCTGCTTTGCAATAGTTGGAATATTATCTGTTGCTGCACCTAGACTTGCAAGAGATACCGCCCTTGCTGTAACGCCGTTTGTCTTGTCCCAGTAGAATATACCTTCGTCACGAACGTTCATTAATAGGTCTTCGCCAAAGTTATCGTGGCTCCAAATACGAAGAGTATTACCGCCAGCCGTAAGGTCTGAAGCGGAGTCCCACGTACCGCGCCCCCATGTGCCTGCGCCCCAGCCAGTGCCTTGAACAGACGTATCCAGACCCGTGTTGATCTGGTAAGCCCCTACAGACGAACCGCCACCGTTACCGCTGTCGCTTGTGCTTGCAAAAACAAACGTTGGGTTTAGACCAGACGTTGTAGTTATTTCAGAGATGGTTGCTACAGCCCTAGCTTCTATTTGAAAAACGGTAGCACTGACAACATGCGTTACTTGATAC